GAATTCTAATTCCAGTTCTTTTTGCTCGGTTTTGAGTTGTTGCATTCTTGTTTGAATGTTCATCCAGCGTTCCGCGAATTCATCGAAAGAGGCTTTAGCTTCTCTTTCTTGTTCAAGAACCTGACTTACAGTTTGACCTTCTTCATTTACCCCGAATTCGTTAAAGGTAGTCATAGCGTGTTGACTTGGAATTTTGTTACCTAAGTCATCAATCGTGTAGAATGGTTGATCAAACTGAGAGCTATTGATCTCTACGGATGGTGCTTTGCCGTGAGTAAACACTAAATCTTCCAATTCGCGAGCTTCCGGGTCTTTCGCTAGTTGCTCTTCGCTAAAGAAGGTGTTTTTAGTATGAAGTTCATGTACTGGAACTACTTTAGGTTTTAGTAATTCCGGATCTTTGACATTTGGTAGATCCAAATCTTGTAAGTCTTGTGGTTCTTTCATTCGTTGCTCCTAAGCTTTATAATTTTGATTTAATGTAAATTTTTGCTTGAATAGATGATTTAATATTATAACTAAATCCTTTCTTTCCTTCATTTGCTAACTTAACAATATCATTATAGTCTTTAACCCCAGAAAGGTCAACTGAATTTTGCAAACTATTTGCAATTATTTCAAAAACTTTCCAATGTTGAGTTCTCGGATTGTTTAGATGAGCTAGCATACCCTTATAACCAGCAGAATCGCGGTCAAAGCACATTACTACTTCAAAATCTTTCAAAGCTTCTTGCATTTCCGCTGACGCGGCGACTCCCAAGCAAGCCCCAACATTTTTGAAACCAAAGAGTTCTCTTAAGCTCAGCGCATCGAAAATACTTTCCGCTAAGTAAACCGGCTCATCCTCAGATTGGATATCCAACCAAAATTTTTGAAGAGTATCATCTACCAACCAGATGTAGAATCTCTTCTCTTGCAAGAAACGAATCCAAACTCCTTGTAGTTGTCCAATTCTATTACGCATTGGAACTACAATGCATTCTGGTAACTGATAATCCTTGCCTCGATAGTTAAACGAACCTTCAAAATCATAACATTCGAAGTTTGTCGATAACCCACGAGATTTGAGATATTCTCCAGCAGGAGATGAATCCGTTACGGGAGTGCTCAACAGCGGACTAAACTTCGATCTTTGAATCATTAACCGAAGGTTACGTTTGAAAGTTTCTAAGAATCCTAATTGTTCCATTATTCCACCAACACCCCAGCCTTTTCTAAATCTTTTAAGATATTATCGAACATGACATCTAAATTTTCACCTTGAGATAACAATTTAGAATCATATTTGTTCAATACATCAAACACTAAAGTAGCGCGTTTATCCGGCATTTCGAAAACACGTTGATTTAGAGTAAACTCTGCTAATACGAATTCTTCGTTTTCAACGCTTCCTTCGAAGTTCACTACTCTACAACTAACTCCAAAAGTCAAAGTTTTGCGATATTCGCTTAAGAAGATCTCCGCCCCGCGGTTAAACCCAATTTTGCGACCGTCCCAAGTAGCAAAAAGTAACTCGATACCTGATTCTTCAAATTTTTCATATGCTTTAGCCATTTTAAATCTCCTGATTAACTTAATGCTTGTATTATAATAGAACTAAAACATAAAATCAACTCCTTTAATTTTTTTTTTTTGAAATGTTCGAGTTTTGTTCAACAAGACTTGAAAGTAAGTATTTCAAAAGTTTTTGAGTATAAAAAAAATCCCCGCATCGGCGGAGATCTTTTATTGTATAATGCAATGTGTTTTCTAAATTAGATTGTATCTAAGAATGTATCTAAATCTTTAGATTGTTCTTTGTGAAGTAATTGAGCTTCTGTTAAGCCGGTAGCGTCTACCACTTCACCAGCTGGTTTAGCCGCTGTGGTGGTAGCTGGAGCATCACGGAATAACACGTAATCTAATTTTTGTTGAAGCTCTTCATAAGATTTGTAAGCTTCTGGTTTTAAGAAATCATCTAAAGGATAGCAATTTTCCTTGATAAAGGTAACTGCTTCTTCTTTAGAATCAAACACAGAAGTTACTGGATCCATAACCGAAGATTTTTCGTAAGTGATGAAACCAGTAGCAGCTTTAGAGCTTACTAATTTGAAGTTGTGACCTTGTAAAGGATTGAATAACGCTTTTGGCTCTGCGCCTAATGCGCGGTCAGCTTCTGATGGGAACATCGCGTTCTCTAACATCAATTTAAGACTTTGAGATAAGTCTAATAAGAAAACTTTTCCTTCATTAGCTGGGTTTGCAGGATCTTTGATCACTAGAATATTCGTATAGAAACGCGTTTGGCGCGCAAACATACGAGCTTCTTCTTTCTTACCTGCTTGCCATAAATCAGCCCAAGCTTTGTGGAACGGATCTGGTTGATTGATATTTTGTGGAGATAACTCAGATACCCAACGACGTTCAGCGCCTTTCTGGTTATTTACATTAATGCGGAAAATTTGTTGCATTAACTTCATGTTCGGATCTGGTAAGAATCGGATGATCGCAGCACCGTTACCGTTTTCGTCGCGTTTGAGTTTATAGAAACGATCATCACCAAAATCTGCTTTCTTCTCACCGAAAGCTTGTTCTTGTGATGATGCTAATTTGTCGAAATCGAATGATTGAATGTCCATAGAATTTTCCTCTTATTGGATTGATTGAAAATTGAATCGTTTGCGTAATTGAATTGTTTAAATTGAATTACATTAATAATATTAAAATAGTGTTAGAAATTTTTCAACTAAAATCTACGAATCATCCGATTACCCGCCAACGGCGGAGGTCTCGGATTATCGTAGTATTTATATCCTCAAATACCTTAGCAACCCTCAGTACAATGAAGATATTCACAGAGCTCCAAGAATTTGGAGTTGTGTTTATAGACGGGATTCCAAAATTTGGATTTTTCGATCCACTCTTTCGGTAACTTGTCCTTTGATTTATTATAATCGCTAACCGGAATACCTTCAAACATTTTGTTAAAAATATTCAGTTTTTGACTTAATCCAAAGTTTGCTTGTCTTACCAAATCTTCCATACAGAGCTCATAACCCTCTAATCTCTTCGTAATGCGATAGAACTTCTCAAAGTTTAAGAATGAATCGATGTCTTTAGGTTCTATAACTTCACGAACTCTTTGAGATTTCTCTCCAAAAATTTCAAGCTTTTGCGTCTCAGCAAATTCCTTGATGTTTTGGTAATTGGTTAAGCTTAGATTACATTTAGTTTTCGAGTTGATCGAGGTAACCGAATTGAAGTTCAAGCTACACAATCTCGCAAAAGTTTTGCTACTATCAATGTTCCAAAGTTTACGGTGATATTTCAAAATCGCTAGGAATCTCCCTACCGGTGACAACGAGCGATCCCCATCCTCATTGAATACTACCCCGCTGATGGTATCGTTACCCTGCAGGATGTTAAACTTCTCTTCTTCCAAACTAGGTACGAAGTTTTTAGTTACTCGTTTTATAAAACATTCAATACTTCCAGAATTTCGACTACGTCGAATCATTTGGATGCTTTGAATAACCGGAATAACATTACCGGGATCATAATGATAATGAGATCCCCTTAGACCCATTACATTAACCCCAACACTTACGCTGGGGCTATACACGATAGCTCCAAGTTTTGCCAGCTTGTAATCTTCAATGATTTGATTTCTCACTTCCATCGAGGTTCCTGAGTTAATCAAACCGACTTCCACTCCAGCAGATTCCAAGAAATGCTTAATACTTAAACCAGCCGAAACACTTACACAACTTACTACTAAACCACCAGCTCGATTGTTTACAATAGATTGTAAGAATGAGCTGACATCTTTATGAATGATGACATTGGTAGGATCCTTAGTTTCGTTACTTACCCAAATCACGTTTTTGAACTTGGTAGGAATCAAATCTAACGCAATCTTCTCCATAAAGGCATCGCAAATCATCATACTCCGAGATTTGTTCATTAAAGCTAGCATCTTCGAAAGATTATGTTCACGGTTACTGGCAATACTGGAAGTAATATGCTCACACAAAGTCATAAATTCGTCAATGATGATAGTATCAAAATGATTCACTTTAGTGTCGATTTTGTATAAACTATCAAACTGACAGATGAATAATCTTGTATCCTTTTCTAACTTATGTTTATTATAAACCCTAACTCCATCTTCTTTGAAACGCTCATAGAATTCATCTGCTAACGAAACCCTCGGGGTAATAATCAAGCAAGAATTTGACTTATTCATAAAATCTCGGATTACTCGAGTTTTTCCGGAACCCATCGGAGATCTAAGAACTAAACAACCTTCGTTGCTAATACAAGAATTGATCTCTTGGTTCAAATTTGCCGAATCCAAAGACCCAAGCTCTACGCTTTTGTTCTCGTAAATACGCTCTTTATTACCCCAATCTAAAAGTTCCTTGACCGGAATACTAGATCTGAAATTTTCAATTTTATAACGACGTTTGAATTCCTTTTGAATGTCTACTCGCTCACCAGTAATTACGTTAGTGATTTGAAATGGATTGCTATCAAAGAATACAAAATCTCCCATCTGCTCGTTAACGAGAATGACGGATTCTTTGTATTCATCTCTTACCTCAAATCCAAGCTCTTTAAATAATCCCAAGCAAACTTGACGGATATCTGGCGTAAACTGCCAGCACATCGCATCTTTAAATTCGTCCAGGTTGAACAAAAATCCATCTTCATTGCAGGTTAAGATCCCGTTATGACCGCTTGCGGTAATTTGCGCTTTTCGATAAAGACTCGTATTAATCTTCGCTAACTTAGGATCTAGCATTTTTGCTAGTTTCTTAGTATCCTGTAAAATCTTAGATCTTGTTGAACGAGGTATGCAAAGAACAATTCTAAAATTGAAACTAAACAAATCATCCGAAGATTTTGTCTTAAAAGACACATGTCGGAATGGTTTGAATCTTTGCAAAATCAAATCTCTCGAATCTTTATCCTGCACATCATTAAAATCCAAGATCATATACTCGCTAGAGTCTGCGATATGTCGTTCTAAAAATGCAGATTTTCTCGAAGATTGTTTTGAGCATCTTAATGGAAAGTTTAAGATGTAGTACTTTTTGAATAGCCCCGCTACCTCTCGCATCCCGAAGATTTCTTTATTTTCAAATTCGAAGATCTTCGGATCCTCCAACGTACTAGTTGGAAACTTGGTATTGGAAGTAGCAGAGTGTACAATAGTGAAAATCATAGAATGTATCGCTCCTTAATAACAATGTAAGTATTTTAATATAATAATGTATAGATTTCAATAAATTTAGTAAGATGCATAAATAATTATACGCGTAAAAACTAAGGAAACATTATAATGGCAACAGAAAATACCGCTACCGCGGAAATCAAAGAAACTGAGGGGTGTAAGAT